ATTTATGTTTCTGAGGTCACTCTGTAAGTACAGGGGAGACATTATCGTTGCACCTGAACGCATTGTAACCAAAGGATTTATTAGATCGGCATACAAAATTGGGAAACCAGTGATAGTCTACACCATCAAATTCAACGAGTGTACATTGCCTGTAAATGGTGGTATAGGATATTTGGAGTAAATAAATACAGGTATCGAAAGGAGACCATCATCATGTTTGAACAATTAGAAGCTGTGTGGTATCATTTGATATACAAGCATTTACGGTTTTACTACTTGACATTGTATTTGAGACCCAGACTATCAAATGCAAGAAACAGTACGAAATTTGTAAGAGAAGCTATGAAAGCAAGGGGCATAGAAGGAACCGTGAAAGGAAGGTCGATAAAGATCAAGCCGGGAGAAAACCGGGATGCGGTTCAAAACTTTGTCAATAGTATTACTAAAAGCGTGAGAAGTATACAGAGGAACGAACAACCAACTTTCGAAGAAGTAAAGTTGCACTATAACAAGTATCGTCAACGGGATGCAAGTTCTTTTGATTCTTCTCGACATCTGGACGTAAAAGAATATGTCCTGATGGCAAAGAAACATGGGTGGAAGTTTTTGAAAGATTCCATCACGAACTTCAGCAATGAAGATTTGAGAAATCTATATCGTATATGATAAAAATAACAGACATACTAAGAATAGTGTTGTTTGTGATATCTTGTTTCCTTTACGCTTTTTTATGCGTACCCATTATTATGATGGGAAGGGGGAAACCATTTTCGAAAAAGGAGAAAACACACCGAAGAGGAATGCACAGAAACAACGGAAGAAGAAATTATAGTGGAGGAAGAAAAGTAAAAATGTTGAAAATAGCCAATGATCAGAATTTTGACCAGATCAAAAAAAGTAAAAATGTTATAGTGGTAGATTTCTGGGCGAAATGGTGTGGCCCTTGCAGAATGATGGGGCCAATCATGGAAGAAGTTGCATCACGTTGGTATGGCAACGGTGTCGGTGTCTACAAAATGGATATTGATGAAGCACCGACAACAACAGCTTCTTTCGGAATTCGGTCAGTACCAACCATTTTGATTTTAGAAGGTGGAGAAGTAGTAGACCAAATCGTAGGTACATTACCTGCGAAAGAGCTTTCTGATAGAATACAGAGGGTTGTTATGAATGAAGAAAAGGCAATCTAGAAAAGATTATACATATTGGAAATGTAAATTATTTGGTCATAAAGACGATATCCAGATTCGTGTTTGTGGTGCAATAACAAACGGTGTTGTACAATTAGAGTTTATTGAAATATGTAAAAGAAAGCGTTGTGGAAGAACAAAGGAGATAATAAAAGGCACTGCAAGATACAAAACATCCAAGGAATTACATGAAGCAGTAAAAAGTGGAGAGGATATCACAATAAAACTGAAAAACAAGAAAGGATAGTATGATGGCAGACGAAGAGAAAGATGTTTCGCTGAAAGACCTTATTGATCCAAAGCATCCATTGATGGAAGCATTGAGATTGACTGCTAACGGAACGTACAAACATTCACAATCGGTTGCACAATTGGTTGAAGCAGTATCTTTGGAATTGGGTATTGACACAGATATGATGAAGACAGCAGCAATGTATCATGATATCGGAAAGATAAATTATTCAAACGCTTTTACAGAGAACCAGAATGGAGTAAATATCCACGATGATATAACACCAGAGATGTCATATCACATTATCACGAAGCATATAAGTGATTCGATTATGATTATGATTCAGATAGATGAGATGCCAAGGGAAGTAATTCAGTGGGTATCACAACATCATGGCAATACTGTTCTGAGATACTTTGCTGAGAAAGCGGGTGATATAAACTCTGATACGTTTAGATACAAATGTAAGCCACCTCAATCTATTGAATCAGCAGTATTGATGATTTGTGATTCGGTGGAAGCAACCGTGCGGTCACTTTCGTCTAACCAAAAACTTGACAGTAGTGAAAAGGTTGTTCAGAATACCTTCTATCGTTTGGAAATGGATGGTCAGTTGGATGCTATTACGGTAGGACAGATAAGAAAGATGAGAGAAGTTATTATCTCTGAGCTTGAATCTGGATCATACCGTAGAGAACTGTATCCAGAGGACAAACAGGACGATGCAAAAATGGAAAAAAATTGAAGGTAAATATTACGATCTTATTTCGTATGATAGAATAGAAGTAATACCATCAGTGGGTTGTTTTGCAATAAAACTAACACACAAATTCAGTAACGACAGCTTTACGTTTGGTCACTTCAGAAATGAGTATGAAGCACATAAATATATACGTGAAGAACTAATAAACTGAAAAGGAGACTATCATGGGAATCATTGAAAGGATCGTCACTATCAAAGGGAAGATTCTGGAACACATTGGTATTGGCAAGGGAGTAGTAGTAGAAGAAGAGCCGAATCCGAAAGTTCTGGAAGAAACACCGGACATGATGCTCCCCTGTGAAATAAAAAATAGGGGGGTACGTTGTCATGGCGATTGATTGGTTTGCAATTGCGGCACTGATTCTTGCAACACACATGATGAAGAACCTCATGGTCAAGCATCAGAAACACAAGATAAACAAACCAAAGACTTATGATGACTACATTCACAAGTTATGTTACATTACAGAGAAGAACGTTTTTGATATATTCAAGATTGCTATGGAAGAACATTCACCGTGGCAATTTTCTGATGACAGGATAAAACAGGATATAAACAATTATATCAAAACAAAGAACCCACCCTCATATGTGAAGAACTTCATTGATGAAGGGAAAAAGGTTATCGAAGAAATCGAAATATTCGAAATACAATAGGAGTAAATACATATATGCCGTTATGTCAAAAGTGTAGAAAGTTTTTTCCACCTCAGTTTTGCAATGAAGTGGATACAAACGAATACCTTTGCGAATGGTGCCTTAGAGATATTGATTCAATTACCGTCAAGCGTGATGGCGGTCAGGAGTATAAATACACTAGGGAACAATGTGCAAAGGAATATGAACAATTTATCAAGCAGTTGAAGGAGACGGAAGACGTAAAAAAATTATTAGGAAAGGAGTAATCTATGTACGCACAAGTAATTGTATTGAATTCAGACTATTCTTTCTTGAACATTGTTTCATGGCAAAAAGCATTCAAGCTTATTGCTAAAGAGAAAGCAACGGTAGTAAAGTGGGCTGATAATTGTATCAAGACCGCTACCGGACAGGTCTGCAAAATTCCTGCGGTACTGAAATTGATCAAGTTCATTCGTACCATATACAAGACACGTGTGCCTTTTTCAAAGAAGAACGTGTATGTGCGTGATGGATTTGAATGTGCTTACTGTGGTACAACTGGACAAAGGCTTACCATTGACCACATCATGCCTAAGTCACGTGGTGGTAAGTCTACGTTTGAAAACTGCGTTGCATCTTGTAAACCATGTAACAATGCAAAAGGTAGCAAGACCTGTAACGAAGCAAAGATGTACCCAAAGAAGAAGGCATATCAACCAACCATTTCAGAATTTCTACGCTTGAAAATGAATAGCATGGGAATAAATAGGTTGATTGAAGACCTCTTCAAGAATAAATAAAAGTATGTATGGGCTAGGGGGTGAAATAACCAGTGTCACCTGATGAAATGATTCTATCGGAAAGTCAAACTCCCCAAGAATTCCGCTCTTAGGGTAGATACACCTCTTCCGGTTGGGCTAGCCAGAATCAGGGTTCATAAGAAGCACAAAGCCCCCTCACTTTTATAGGAGAATGTGATGCAACTAATATGTCAAAGAAAGGAAAGAAGAAGAAAACCACAAAAGTAGTAAAGAAGTTAGACACACCCGCAAGAATATCATTTCTAAGTTATCTGGGAGACGTTCAAGGATGTGGAACCATAAGGGTTATGTATCCTTATCTTTTGCTCAACCACTACCAACAGAAAGACATCCAAGTTCTTTCTACCTATCTTTCTCAATACGTTAGAGAAAAGGATTTTTACAAAGGCCACACGTTTGTACAATTCCAGAGATCGGCAACAGAACACCACTTGCAAATATACAAACACTTCAAGACGGAAATCCAGAAAGAGATCAAAGTTCCTCTTATCTATGAGATCGATGATATGTTGTTTGGTATTCCAGAGTGGAACTTTGCCCACAAATACTACGACAAGAACGCACACTATGTTGAAACGATGCTTCAGATTTCAGATGCAGTAATGGTGTCAACCGATTATTTGAAGAAAGTATATTCGAAGTATAATAACAACATCAGTGTCATTCCTAACCACCTTCCGAAATTTGTCTGGGGAGAAATATTCCCTGCACATGATTACTACGAAGAAGGAAGCAAAATAAAAATTCTGTGGGCGGGTAGTCAGAACCATTTTGCTATACCGGGAATCACCCAATCCGCAACCGGTGGTGATTTTGGTAAAGAGATGGTGAAGTTTATCCGTAAGACAGCAGACATCTACGAATGGCATTTTCAAGGTGCGTGGCCTTTGGAACTGAACGACATGAGATCAGAAGGTAAAGTGAAGTTCCATAATTGGAAGAACATCTTTCAATATCCATCAGCAGTAAAAGCGATTGAGCCTGATATATGTCTTGCACCATTGGAAGACCTTGAATTCAATTATAGCAAGTCAAACATCAAACAGCTTGAGTATACGGCACTTGGCTCACCGGGAATTTACTCCGATGTCGAACCATACAAGAATGCTACTGTGAGAGTCAAGAACGATGAAGAGATGATCGCAGAGATTGAAAAGATGGTAGGAGACATAGACTATAGAGCAGATGTGTTCAATAAGGAATACAAGAAGATTTATGGTCAACTATGGTGGGAAGAAAACGACAACCTGAAGAAATATATAAACACTTATTTGAACGCATTCGGTCATAGATTGCCATAAGCGTGTACAATTGAAAAGGAGTATGTTATGATTACCGAAAACCTTACGGATGGTTCTGTTATCAAACTTTTGAAGATCATTGCCAAATATGATGTTTTTCATGGATGGGATAATATTTTCTGGACAAAAGATATGGAGTTCAGAGTGTTATGTAATGATATATTCTGGTGGGGAACAGGAGATGCAGAAGAGATAACAGAAGACGATCTGACGCTTTTTGAGGAATCACTGAAGGATGGTGGTTGGGAAGTTGGATATATTCTTTATTGTGCAAGAAGAAGAAAAATGAGACCACAAGGCGCAGCATATTCAATCATACCAGAAAAGTATTGGCCTATGTTCGATGCCTGTGGCCCAGAACGCAAAACAGATTTCGGAAACCCATACAGAAAGGGAGAATATGAAAGGAAGACCAATAGAAAAGATGTGTGAAGCCGAAAGTGGGAAAAGATATTGGGTTCGTTCACATTACAAATTTCTACGTAAGGGTGACGTATTCAGAATTCTTTTTGGTGATGGAACAGACAGCGGTGTTCTTCTTGCGAAATCCGATCCGTATATCAACGAGAAGACAAAAGAATGGATGGTTGATATAGCGACATGATTCGTCATGGTGAAGAACCATTTCTGGAATGTAGTTCCAGAGGTGACAAACGCTTTTCAGCTTTCTTTGCACGTATAAGAAGCCGTGACAATAAATCCATCGAAGAGATTTATCAGGCAGCAAAGATATTTCCTGATGGGTCTACAGGTCTGACGTGGAGAGAAGCGAAAGGTAAGAAGGCAACCAACCAAGAAGAAGTGTGCCAACTGTACTCACAACTATGGAATGAATACATGGAAGAAAACCCAACTCTGTTGCGTATAATCCTGAACGTTTCAGGGGTTCAGGATATCTTTGGTCAAGAGGGTCATTGTTGTCAAGCAACAGAATTGTGGAGAATAAGGAATGACACCCGAAGAAGTTTATGAATCGTTTAGAATTGCACAGTCACAATTCATAGGTAGACCGTATAGATTACCAAAGGATTTTGACAAACATTTCAGAGAACGCTTGAGCGAGAAGAATAGGGAAGCATTGGTTTATGCTACCAAATACTTCAGTACCAAGTGGGAAGGAATCAGACCCGTGGATTATTTTGCTTGCGGGTTCGAACTGTTTGGTAAGAACTTCTCATATATCAAGTTCTTTGAAAAAAAGATCATGCACCTGTATATTCAGCGTGATAAGATCAAAAAGAGAAACGATGCGTTGTGTAAGAAGTCGATAGTGGATTCAATGAAGTTCGCTATCAACTATTGTAAGAAAAACAACATTGCCACTATAGGCAGATATTGTATGTTAGAAAGTAATGGTCATTCGTTGCCTGTAAGACACTATCTTGATAATAAGGTCGATCAGTATTTTCTGGTGATTCTCTGTACGGCAGGGTTATTACAATTCAGGGAAGAAGAGATTGCTTATATTCCTTATATAACCCAGAGATACAGGGAGATAGTAATGGCACTGGATGACATTGAACCATTCACTAAACAGATAAAGGAGAGGATTTATAGATGGGAAATTTCGATGATATCTTAGATGAGTTTGAAGAAGGATTGATTGAGAAGGAGAAAATCAATCTGGTCGCTTTCGTTGTGGATCGCAGTGGGAGCATGGGTGGAAGTGAAAAGTTCGTTATAGATAGTTTCAACGAACAGCTAAAGCTTGCTAGAGAACAAAATGATCAGGAGACATTAGTTTCATTGATCAGTTTTACTACAAAATACTCAGGTCAAGGTTTCCACCAAGAACCTGATATACAGGCAGCATACATCAACAGACACGTTGATCAGGTCAAAGAACTGGAAGAGTGGGCTGTTGGTGGTGGCACACCGTTGCACGATGCTGTTGGTATGACCGTTCTGAAACTGAAGCAGACAGTTATGGAATATAATGACAAAGACATTTCCGTTCTGGTCATTGTTATTACTGATGGGGAAGAAAATGCTTCACGGGAATACAAGGGTGTGCAGATCAAAAACCTTATCAAGGAATTGGAAGCAGAAGGTAATTGGACTGTAACGTACATGGGTTCAAGCAGTGACATGACCGAAGAGCAATTGTTTGAGCAGTCACAGGATATTGGTGTGTCTATGGCAGCAACGGCAAGCTTTCAGAAATCAGCGGTTGGATATGAAAACGCAACACATACATTGAATAGCAGTATGGAAAATTTTTACATGGAAAGAAGAGTAGGTAAAAAGGCAGTAAAGGACTACTGGCAGGATACAGCAGTAAATAAAACGGGAGATGATGAAGAAACAGATGAGCAAGAAATATGACAAGGATAAGTACCTGAAGGATAAAAAGGAAGAGGGCGAGATGATAAAAGACCCTCTACCTGAAGGAGAGCTTCTACAAGACCCTTCACCAGATGGTGATCCTCTTTGGAAGGATAAGAAGAAAATCAACGAAGAAGAATATAAAGAAAAAAATCTGAATGAAGGCAGATAAGATGTGTACAAAATGTGGGAAGTATGTTATATAGATAGCATACTAATTTGTAGGAGGATTTTATAAACTATAACTATGAGTAAATGGGTAAATAAAGAAGCATTTGACAAATTTCAAGGAATCAAGAAAGAAGAACAAGAAAACCAACCACCTGAAGGATCAGGACTAAGACGAAGCGATTTCGTCTGGAAAACCCCAGAAAAGGGAACAGCAGACAAACCGAAGATTTATGAAGGTCGATTTTTGCAAGACTCAAACGGTGTGCCTTATAAGAGGTATTACTACCATATGTTCAGATCAGGAGACAAATGGATATTCCTGATTTGTCCTAAGACCGATGAATTCACCAAGTATTGTCCTTGGTGTTCAGTGGTATCACAGCTTTACAGGGGAACCCCCGCTGACAAGAAGGCAGCGGCACAGTACAAACGCAAGGAAAAGTTTGTTGGTAACTTCTACGTAGCAGATGATCCACGTGATGTTGAACTGGAAGACGATGACAAGTCAGCAGGTAAAGTAAAACTGTACGAGTTCCCCGGCAAGGTAGAAGCATTGCTGAAGGAAGAAATTGTTGATACCAAACACGGTCTGGGTTACGAGATATTTGATCCAAGTGATAGCGGTTATAATTTCATTCTGAAGGTTGGCGCAACAAAACGTGATCAGAATGGAATGATTTGGCCCGATTATTCAATGTCTGGATTTGCAAGAAAACCATCAGCACTTGGAACAGAAAAAGAGATCGAAGATATCATGGAACACAGATTTGATCTTGAAGAGTATGTTACCAATCTGAAGAGAGATGATGAATTCATTCTCCAAACATTGAAGGGTGAGCATCTGTTTGATTACGTCAAGAGTGAATGGGAAAGACACATTGGTGCAGTAGAAGATGAACCAAAGCAGGAAGTAAATTCTTCTGCCACCGCTGAGTTGGATGAGATCGACACAAGTGATATTCCAGACACCGATGACGATGATATATCTGATGATGAACTTCTAAAAGAATTGGATGGTATGTAAGATGGAAATAACACCATTACTAGTTGGAAGCGAACTATATATATCAATACCTACGTTGAAAAATCTATTGTTTGAAGACAAAGAATGTTTGAAGGACAAAAAAGAAGTAATAGATTACATTGAAAATTTGAAGAACAGAATTGACTTTGTTGAATCAAACAGCAGAATTAGGATGTAGACTTGACAATCCCAAAATAGTGATTATATTTTAGTCAAATTGGTAGTAAAACCAAAAATATAATTACTAGGAGGGTTTGGCTTATGTTTGATTTAGTTCCGTTTAGAAGAAGAGATATACCGCAACGTTGGAGAGGAAGAGGTAGATCAGATATTTTCAGTGAAATGGAAAGTCTGATGGAGGGTATGTTCAGAGACTTTGACGCTTGCTTTGGAAACAAGTGCCATAAGGTTGCTGATGGAACTTACACTGTTCAAGTTGAAGTACCGGGCTTCAATAAGGACAATCTAACCGTAGAAGTCGGAGATGGTATTGCAACCATCAAAGGTGAACGGGAGTTCGATCAGGAGAAGCAAGTCGGTCAAGCAAAGGTATATAAGCAATTCTCTGTGGGGGAACCAGAAAATGTTACTGCTAATGTTACAGATGGAATCCTTACATTGACGCTTGTATACAAAACCGAAGAGCCGAAGAAAGTTCAGATCGGTGATTCACAGGATTCCACCGAAGAAAAGGTGGAAGAAGTAATTGTAAGTTAGTTAGAAGGGTACGTCACACGTAATTGTAAGTTAGTTAGAAGGGTACGTCACACGCTGAGACTTTAGGGGGAAAAGGCTTACAGTAACTAATTTCGGTGCCGACACCTAAGTACCTTGAAACCACACCTAGATGAGCGTGAATGGTAAATCGGTGCGAAGAACGGGCTTACCAACCCTGAACGTAATATTCGATATATTAGATATGTTATTATTATAGTAGAGTTATTATTAGATGGCCCTTGGTAGTAATATGGAAACTACACTGTGAGGAACAGAGATGTCGGTTCGATTCCGACAGGGTATTAGGTTGTAGAAGGGAATCTGCTTATACCAGATTCCCTTCTTTTTTTTGTGGTCTCTGATATAAATAATATCGGAGACTGTGAAGATGAGTGGAAAAGGTGGAGAGTTTGAAAGGTACATAAGCAAGGAGTTGACTTTCTGGTTGACCGGAAAGAAGAAGCCTTACGCTTTTTGGAGAATGCCCGCTAGTGGTGCGTTAGCGACAATTCATGAGCAGAATGAAACACTATCAGGAGATATAATTGGAATTTCAGAAGAAGCAAAATTCTTCACAAACAAGATATCCATAGAAGCAAAAACTGGATATCCAAGTACTTCAGTTTGGCAGCATTTCAAAGAGATAAAGGGATTTGGAATAAAACTATTTTGGCAACAGTGTGTCGGTGATGCTATAAATGCAGGAAAGATGCCGATGTTGATATATAGAAAGAAGGGAAAGCAAATTATAACTGGAATCAGTAGAATGGATTTTGAGAGGTTTACCCCGCTATCACAACTTCCTTCTATGAGTATAAAGTTTAGAGACGATGAACTACCTGAAGTAGTGTTTTTTGACTTTATGAACTTTCTCAAAAAACTCCCACCGGATAAACTAAAAGGACACCTACAATGAAGATAGATGTTTCGAAAGAAGAATTCGCAGATTTAGTTGTTGCATTTATATTTGATAAGATGGTTAGGGAAGAAGAGCTTATTCCTAACAACAAAGAATTCTCTGAACTTGTAAACAAGATGAAAGAAAAAGGATTGAAATCATTTTTCATGAAGTATTATCTTGGTTTGGATGGTAGGAAGAAAGTTCATTACAAAAAATTTGCTAAACCTCTGCTTACAGGGAAAGGTAAATCTGTAATCGATATTCAGAAACCGGATGATAGAGAAGCGGAGAGCGAAACTAAGAAGAAGAAGACAGGGGTTGTGAAGAAGATATTCAAAAAGATTATCGGTAACGAAGCAGTAACACGAAAAGAACTTGCCTTTCTCGCAGAGGAATTTCTCATGCGGGAGGACTAATGAAAAAGCTAGCCACGGTGCTTATAGCACTATTACTTGTTTGTGGTGTAGCGTTTGCAAGTAGTGAGATTACACAGAGAGAAGATTCTAGTGTGCGGATCATCAGAACGAATGTAGTAGATGAGGGTGTATTTGTAAAAATATCTTATGACATAGAATTCAAGCGGGTTCTGGTAGATGTTGACATGATGATCGTCTATTTCATAGGCAAAAGAATGGTTGGTGGTGTTGCACTAAATAATTTTCCGATTGATGTGGTTGCCGGTCAGAAAATGGAAAACATAGAAGTAAAAATTCCTAAGTATGTATACAAAGCATACACTGATTGGGAACTTCTTCTCATGTACAGACAAGATAACTTTTTATAGGAGAAAATATTATGAAAAAATTATTAGTAGCTTTATTGATGGGCTTGTTTTTTGTTACAGTGAGTTTTGCCCAGACAGAAAAGAGATTGGGGATGACCCCCGATGGTCTGGGTGTATTTGAATTGATGGATTTATGTGAATGTGTAACATACGATGATGGAACAGAAGTTTGTGTAATAGAAGAAATTGAAAGTGACACAGAAATGTTTCAAGTGATGGATTTCACCGGAGATGGAGTTGGTGATTTCACTGAAGGTTTCAAAAAAATATATGAAGAAAACCAGACAATATATGTTTATATGGGCAAGGGGCCGGGGCCTGTTGATGCAGACAAACAGCTTATAAACGAATTGTTTGGCATTGTTGTTGAGGAAAATTCAAAAACTTGTAACTAGGAGGAAAAGTAGTAATGGGAGTATTATCAGGAATAGAGGGAGACAGCGCACAAGATCAGAATATCAAAGCGGATCATGAAGTGACTACCGTTGAGCCACCTAAGACAGATAATGGTAATGATCCAAGAGGATTCAAAACCGATGTCGATGGTATTTTTGCAGATGGTGAGAGAAACGGTGTTCCGGTATTTGACGTTGAAAAGGATGATTTCTACAGAAACATGAAAATCGATAGAAGAAGACTGCGTTTCAATTCAGGAAGTAGTGTGCAACAGTATCATTCCAAGACAAGATATAATAGACCGTTTTATATCAGAAACAAAGATGATGGTTTTATGCGTTACATAGGCAAGCCAAAATGATGATAAGTATAAATGTAAAACCAATGGTAGGAGAGATAGCGTATGCTTTCTCTTCTCCTTTTATAGATGACAGCGGTGTGCCTTACATACGTCACGTCATGGGGTCTATAGTAAAGTCAAGGAATAATGAGACAGAGTTTCGCATTCATGATGTCGATGATTGGTTTCCTATCTATAGAATCAAGCAGTATACCTTTGGTGGTGTAATGGTTGATAATGAATTGTTTGATGAGAGAAGATGTTCAAGAGAAGACAAAAAGCTTCTGAAGAGGTTGGGTGTCATAAAGTAAAATTCCCCAATACTACACTACAGAAATAGATAAGTAGTTTACTTTTATCTAAAAACGTGTTAGTGTGGTCTACAGAAAGGATTTAGTCAGATGAAAAATGTTGTGTTGATAGATTTCAATAATCTATGTTTTAGAGCCTTATTTTCGAAAGATGTTGATATAAAGAATGATCCAAAATTTTCACTGTGGCGTTATTTTGTTTTTGATTCAATCTATAAAACATTATGGTTAGATAGAAATATCAATGAAGTTGTAGTAGCCATAGATAACAAGAATACGTGGAGAAAAGCATATTTTCCACGGTATAAAGAAAGTAGAAAGAAACAAAGAGACGATAAAATTGATTGGGAATGTGTTTTCAAAGAAATGGTAAATTTGTCCAGAGAGTTGAAACACCATATGCCATTCAAAGTCTTACAAATTCGTTCAGCAGAAGCAGATGATATCATTGCAGTGGTATCCCTGCACACCAATAATAAGTGCATCATCGTTTCTAACGATGAAGACTACAACCAGTTGTGTTCAGACAGAGTAAAAGTGTATAACCCCACAAAAAAGAAGTATATTCAATGCTCTAACCCGCAAGGATTCGTTATTGACAAGTGTTTATTGGGTCAACCTAAAGATGACATATTCAATGTTATCACGCCCGATAATTGGGGCAAGACGGAGCAGACTGAGGGTAAGAGAAAACCGGGATTTGGAGAGAAGGCCCTGCGGGAAGTGAAAACCATAGGGTATAAGAAATGGTTGTCTGATAGAGGTCGCTATAAGAAGTATGATGTAGAAGTTGACCCAGAGAAGAACTTCCACCGCAACAGGGTTCTAATCGATTTTCAAAAGATACCCAATACAATCGTGGACAGGGTTATGGATCAGTATTTGAATACTACCTATCCACCACCTGATAATATCTACCAGTTTTTCAAGAAACATAACATGCGTGAGTATTTGGAGAAGTATCATATGGTAGAGAACAGGCTTATGAAAATGTACTAGGAGGAACTTTGGTTAGTGAGTTACATAACAACGGACTATGTATTTCGAAAGGACTTGTATGAAAAATATGATCAGAAATCAAAGGAGAAGATAAAAGATTGGATTTTGTTGAATCTAATCGATGACAAAGAAACAAAAGGCCCAGACCTGATAGTAAAGGAAAATCCGATAGTAACTGGATATATCGAAGCAGAAGTAAAAGAGTTTGGGTGGAGAGAGGGAAATTTTTGGCCCCAGACTGTACATATATTGTACAGGAAGAAACGTTTGATAGACAAGTATGGCAAGGTTACATTTTTCGTTTTGAACCATGATATGACCAATGCCGTTGTCGTTCACGGGATAGACTTGAAAGATAGGTATCTGAAGGAGATACCAAACAAGAGACATAGGAGTGGAGAGTATATGTATGATATCCCGATGCGCCTGTGCGAAGTAATAAATCTAGATCAAACATATGAGGGCGATTTTTTTGAGTTGTAAATGACAAGGAAATTTATAGAGTCATGAGAGAACACTTATTTTCAGTAACCAAGAAAGATTTAGACGTACAGACCTTTCGTTCTGGTGGTAAAGGTGGACAGAACCAGAACAAGAGAAATACGGGTGTTCGCATTATCCATAAGGAGTCTGGTGTCGTTGGGGAAAGCAGAGAAGAAAGGAGCCAACTCCAAAACAAGAAGATTGCTTTCAAGCGACTATCTGAACATCCAAAATTCAAATTGTGGATAAACAGAAAGGCACAGGAGATCATAAACAAAAAGAAAATCGAAGAAATTGTAGAAGAACAAATGAGACCGGAAAATCTGAAGGTCGAAATTGTTGATGATAAAGGAAGATGGGTTACAAAGAAAGAAACATAAGAAAGACCAAAGACTATCTAAGCAGACCAAACATGAAGGAGAAAAATACTCCCCGCTATCTCAATATAGTTGGTATCATGGAAGAGTTTGCTGAGAAAGACAAACCATTATTGGAAGTCGGTGTCAGAGAAGGATTTCTTTTCGACTTCCTTCAAGAAGCAGGATTCACTGACCTGTATGGAATCGATATATCACCGGATGCTATAAAGCGATTATTGGAAAGAGGGCATAAGGGAGAGGTTGCTGATGCAATGGATTTCAAACTTGATAGAAAATTCCATACCTGCATTACTTCTCATTGTATCGAACATTGTCCAAATCCGAAAAGAGTTATAAGCAATATTTATGATGCATTAGAGGATGGTGGCATTGTTTTTGTAAGGGTTCCCAGACAGGTAAAAAGAGCAGTTCCAACAAGAGCAGGACACTATTTTCTGTTTCCAAATATGGCAGAGTTGAAAAGTATATTTGATAGCAATTGGAAAATCATTTTTGAAGACAGAAACGAATTGGAACTAAGTATTATATGTCAAAGGTAGTAAACATAAACACAGGCCCATATGACGTATACATAGGTAGACCGTCAAAATGGGGCAACCCGTTCCGTATAGGAGAAGACGGAAATAGAATGGAGGTGATACGGAGATACGAAGAATACATAAGAAGTAATCCAAGTCTGCTAAGTGACTTGGACGAACTGAGAGGAAAAATACTTGGGTGTTATTGTGCGCCTTTGCCGTGTCATGGTGACGTTCTAATTGCGTTACTGGATGAGGTAGAGGGTGATGAAAATTTACAGAAGTTTTTTTAGGAGGATTCATTATGATACCTAGATTTGCAGTAGTTGATAAAATGGTAAGAGACCAGTTCGAAAATGAGTGGCAGATGCCATATGGATACGGAAGCTGTTTTGTGTCTACGGATGTAGAAGAAGCAATTAGATATTACGAAGAAAACATACCTGAGTATGAAACAACGTTTGTAGTAGAAAAGTTTGATGAAGAAGGAAGAGAGACAATCTACAGACGATAAATAAAACGAATGGGGGGTCTTCCCAGACTCCCCATTCTATATTAGGAGAAAATGTGATGAACGAGTATAAAGTGAAACTAACATCATCAATAAACAATGGTATTATATATATATCAGCAAGAACGGTAAACATGGAACATGGTAAGTTGATTTTCTATGGTCAAGGCCGTCATGTGAAGTGTATTGTAAACAGAGGTGAATGGGTGTACTGGCAAGATATAACCCACGATGACGATAATGAAGACATTCCTGAACCAAGAGTGATACCGGGATTATGAAAGCAAAGATAAAAAGAGAAGTAAAACTATCAGGGTCAGCACATAGTTTTTTTCCAAAAAGGACAAACGGTATTCTATATTTACCGATCATTTACGAACACGTTTACGATAGGGATATGGAAATTGATATTGTGAGATCGTTAGACCCCAGATTTGATTATAAGTTTATATTCAGAGACCCAAAAAACCCTAAGTTCTGGCAGAACGGGAAGGTGTTCTGGATAAACAGAGAATTTCTGAGAGTACCAGATGGCAAATTGGAGGATATGTTATTTGAAATCGATATTCATTGAAGAAAAGACATTGGACTCCATGTGGTTCAGGCTTCTAAGCGAAGTCTACAAACATGGTAGAAAAAATCATATAGATGCGGGTAGTTTTGAAGGATCGAACCGACTTGAGTTTGATTATGTTGCGGGAACAATTTACTACCCAACTACAAGACCTTTAGCACCTATCATGCCAGATGGTGTACCACCAGTAACCACCGATGAAGAAATAGAGAAGTATTTCGTGAATTATATAATGGACGGTACGCTTGACGCTAACAACCATTACAAGTATGCGACTTGGATCGTGGGTGGTGACTATGTTCTTCCAAAACATGATATTGATATTGTGGAAAATGCAAGTATCAATTCAAGTAGATTGAAATGCGTGGCCCATGTTCCCAATCAGGTAGAGTGGGCTATAAAACATTACAAGGAAAGAGGTTTCGGTAACAATCATGCGTATATTCAGGTTGGATATCCAGAAAGTAATTTTGCTTATGATATACCATACGAAACCGAAACCGAAAGACAAACAAGCCCGTGCTTACGTGGCATAGATACACATATAAAAGATAATAGGCTTCATATGGCAGTGATATTCCGCTCTTGGGATTTGTATGCAGGGTTTCCCGAAAATATGGGCGGCATCACTATGCTTGGAGAATATATATCAAATGAACTTGGAATTGAGATGGGGCCACTGTCCTTTTCAAGTTTGAAATTACACTGCTATGATTTCCAGATTGAAGCAGTAAAAGCAAGATTGAATATATGATATGGAAATTGATTATAGCATTTATATTGGGAAATCTTGTCCAAAGGATTTATTATGCACGAATAAATGTAAGGACAGATTGGATGAGATCATGGGATTGGAGCAACAATAGAATATATAGATATCTACACAGATTATCCTGCGAACTTTGCCCAAAACGACATTATTGTGAACGATATACAAAAGAAGTAAAAAAGGAGAAATTGTAAAAATGGTAACGGAACCAGAAATTATTACACGATATAAGAAAGAAGAAAATTTTTATATTGAACAACTGAAAGTTGTAGAAGATAAGAAACAGAGAAGATTTTTTTCAAAGTCTCTAAAGATGCTTCACGAATTAAAAGCGAAATATCTAAATAACGACATCGAACTTGAAGCATTCGATGAACAACTTACTAGGATAGAGAAAGGCATCCTGCCAATAGACTAAAAAGGAGTAAAACTGTGAAGGTAATTATAACTGGTGGAGCAGGATTTATCGGACGTCATATAGTTGAACATTTTCTACGCAACACCGATTGGGAAATTGACATCTTTGACAAACTGACCTATGCTGCAAGCGGTCTCGACAGAGTAAGAGACATAGATGCATTTGATGATAAGAGAGTATCTTTTTTTGCTCTTGATCTTACCAGACCCACATCAGTCGGTATTGCTCAAGAATGCTTCAATGCAGACTATATACTTCATCTAGCAGCGGAAACTCATGTGGATAATTCAATAACAGACCCCATGAGTTTTGTTTATTCAAACGTTGTGGCAACTGGAAATTTGCTTGAGTTCGCCCGTATGTGCGACAACCTGAAAGCGTTTATTTACTTCTCAACTGACGAAGTATTCGGCCCCGCAGCAATGCCGGGGGTTAATCCACCTTGGGTTGAAGATGCACATAATTATGGGTATGACCTATACCTGAAAGAAACCTACAAGGAGTGGGATCGCTACAACTGCACCAATCCTTATTCTGCAACGAAAGCAGGAGCGGAACAGTTGGTATTGGCGTATATGAACACGTACAAACTACCGGGATTCATAACTCATTGTATGAACGTTTTTGGTGAGAGACAACATCCAGAGAAGTATATTCCGCTGTGCATAAGAAGTATTATAGAAGGCAAATCAGTGACAATCCATAGTGATCCAACAAGACAGAAATCAGGATCACGCTTTTACATTCATGCCCGTAATGTCGCTAATGCCGTGCATTTCCTGATGGAGCGTTTTCAACAGCGTGATATATACAACATTGTTGGAGAGCAGGAAGTAACTAATCTGGAACTTGCACAAAAAATATCTGACATACTACAACAGCCACTATATTACGATATGGTTGATTTTCATTCTAGCCGCCCCGGCCACGACTTACGATACAGCTTGGACGGAACCAAGATGGAACGTATGGGGTGGACAGTGCCAATAACATTTGATGAATCTCTGGAAAAGACCGTCAAATGGACGTTTGTAAACAATCAGTGGTTGTAAAATAATCCTTGACATTTTCCCAAAAATGGGCTATAATAGGTCTCAACTTTGGGAAAATTGTTTTTTGTGAAAGGAGATTCTTATGATTATATATATCATACTGTATTTGTTTGTCGGTGTGCTATGGGCAATATTTTGCGAATGGATGACTAAGAAACTTAACTATCCAATTGTTCATTGGTATGAACATATCATAGCATTTTTTATTAACACGGTTTTATGGTGCGTGAGTATGCCCATAGGAATATATAGAATGATTATGTGAAAGATTGAGAATAAACAAATTGAAAGGAGAGACTACCGAAGAAGAATTTGAAAAATATAAACAGGAGATGATTAGAAAGGAGAATGCCTAATTTATCAGAGAACGCAAGAAGACAATTTGAGAAATTATATTCGTTTCAGACAGAAACGATTGACGATACATTTAGAAGAGTAGCAAAGGAATTTGCGAAGAACGAAAAAGAAGAAGAGGTTGCTTATAACCTCTTGAACGAAAATATTTGGAGACCGAATACACCTGTCTTCCTAAATGCAGGTACAGACCATAAGGTTTTCTCTGCCTGTTATGTAACAGGTCTAGAGGATTCAATGGAAAGTATTTTTGACGTTGCCGGTGTAGCAAGGAAGATATTTCAATTTGGTGCCGGGATAGGTATACCATTAGGAAACCTAAGAGAAAGAGATGCGTATATCTACGAAGGGAAACCGGATGTTCCACCAGAGGGTAGATCATCAGGCCCGAAGATTTTCATGATGCTCTATGATGTGGTGGGTCATGCAGTAAAGAGCGGTGGTAGAGTTAGACGTGCTGCTATCATGTGTAACATTCCTGTATGGCATCCAGATTCGAAAGAGTTTATCACAAGCAAGCTGACAGATGGGTTCTTTTCGAACATGAACATTTCGGTGAACATTACCGATGAATTCATGCAATCATTGAAAGACAAGATTCCATTCAACTTGCATACACCGTATGATGGTAGTCAAGTTGGAGAAGTAGACCCACAAGAGATTTGGGATTTGATTGCTTCAGCAGCATGGGAGTCAGGAGACCCCGGCATTATATTCATCGACAGGATGAATGAATACAACCCGTTGATAGCGAAGCATCTGATAGAAGCGACAAACCCATGTGGAGAGCAACCGTTGATACCATTCAACTGTTGCAATCTCAGTGCTATCAATATTGTCAAGTTTGTCAGACCGGATCAGACCTTTGATTGGCAGGGGTTGGCAGACACATCATACACCGTCATGGGTTTGATGGACAACATTATTGATAGGATGGAATACCCTGAAGAGTGTGCTGATAGGAGCATGAGAAGAAAAGATCGCTTCAGGGTCATGACGGAAAAATTCAGACCCGTAGGTGTTGGCATGATGGGTCTGGGTGATGCCCTTTATCTATTGGGCATGAAATATGATTCTCATCATGGTAGGCAATTTGCCGGGGAAGTAATGAGAACTATGACCACTGCTTGTGTAAAACGCAGTGCGTTACTTGCAAAAGAACACGGCCCATTTCATCAGTACAATATTCATAAGAGCAACATGGAACGTATTGTGTCTGAACACATTGGGCTTGATCAGAATTGCGAGTTTGCCGAAGAAGCATTCGCTTTATTGAAGGAGCATGGTGCAAGGAATATTCAGTTTACTACCTGTCAACCAACAGGAACAACAGCATTGTCATGTGATGCATCTTACGGCATTGAGCCAATATTCGGATTGACGTTTGATAAAAACTATATCGATGGAACAACAGCCACATTGATAAACGAAGTATTCTACAATAGATTCAACAATGAAAGTTGGTTTACTGATAACCTGATTGATAGAATACATAGGAACGAAGGATCATTGAAAGGTATCCACGGTATTCCTAAAGACGTAAGAGAGACGTTTGTTGTCGCTCATGATATGAAGTATACAGACAGAATTGATATGCAAGCCGCAATCCAGAAACATTGTTCTACTGCCATATCAAGCACTGTCAATCTTCCGAAGGAAACAACGAAAGAAGAGATCGCAGAAATCTATAAATATGCATACGAAAAAAGGCTGAAGGGAATCACGATCTACAGAGACGGATCGAAGAAAAACCAACCCATAACATTTTCGAAGGAAGAACAACCGGCAGGAGTATTCAAGAGACCGGCAAAGCTACCTTCATTTGTGCATAAGATCGAAACCGGCAACGGTCAAATGTACGTGACTGTTTCTGAATATCAGGGAAAACCGCTAGAAGTATTTGTCAACCTTGGCAAGAGCGGTCAATTGTTGAACACGTTGACAGAAGCACTTAGCAGGGTAACATCAATCGCTTTACAGCAGGGGGTTCCCGTGGAAGAAATAACCAAAACCCTGATGGGTCTGAACAGTGATAAACCCACTTGGTTCAGGTTCGAAGATTCGGACAAGAAGCCGACTCAAATTTTGAGTATACCAGATGGGCTTGCGAAGTTGCTAGATCGATATTATTCAGGGAAGCAATATGAGGGAGAACTGAGTGGTGAACCGTGTCCGAAATGTGGTGCATCCATGAAAGCGATAGAGGGGTGTTTTTCGTGTACCGCTTGCGGTCATAGTAATTGCTCTTGACATTTGTTCGATTTTGTACTATAACCATGTTCGAAGATTTGATCAAAGAGACATATGACAAGATGGCTTGCGCCAATTGTCATTACGGCAGTGGTGCCTTGTCTGATAGACTAGGTATGGTGAAATGTCAACTTTATAACAGACACAAGAAGCCAGAAGACATCTGCGCCAACTGGCGCAATGCAAGGCATAGGTTGAACCTTAGAAAGGAGTAGCCTATGACAAGACGGAAAGCGAGAACAAGAAAAGGAGAGAGAGATTTCAGCAACATTGTAAGACCTATGACAGGAACAGAAATTGCGGAAGAGTTGGGAATAAAGAGACAGGCTGTTTCAAACACTCTGAAGAGGTCATTGAAGAAGCTTTACTATGGCATGAAGAAGATGAACAACACAAAACCTTTCGAAACTCTGGTTCATGTGGCTCTAGGTCTAAATGTTGCTGAGAACGAAATGAGGAAGTTCTACAAGCTCTTTCCACCGGACGTTAGACGTGAGATAAAGAATGATGCAAAAGATTTCAAATTCTAATATATTGTTGTGCAGGAATTGTTATAACTGTAAAAAGAAGGATGGAAGAGTTTACTGTTCGGTGGGTCATTTTGATGTAGACGAAAAAAATGACCTACCTATTATATTCACACCGTATGACTTTGATTGTCATGAATATGACTGTATGTAAATTTAGTATGTGTACATTTGGTTTTGTTTGGTATATAATGGTTGCATCTTTTTACGTATGAGATGCGTAAACAATAACTTGTAGAAAAGGAGATTGTGTATGAGAACAAGACCTACTTTGAAACCCGCAAAAATTTTTGGCTATGGTTTCCTGATTCTTGTCTTTTTTATCGGTCTCATCTGCATCCCGCAGATTTTTGAGACGGTAGAGAAGGGAACATATCAGGTCAAACAGGCAGCAGTCACGGGAACGATGTCAGCAAAAATGACACCCGGTTTATGGATGCAGAATTTTGGTGACATCGATGAATGGCCCAAAGCCGAAACCTTTTTCTTCACACACGACAAAGATACCGATGATGACACCGATAGAGACCTTTCAATTGAAGTAAGGTTTCAGGATGGTTCACTGTGCCGTGTATCAGGAACAGTTCGTGTCATGATGCCTACCAGTGAGCAACAGGCAATTTCTTTGACCGTTGACCGTGGACACAAAACGTATCCAGACTTGGAGAGCAAATTACTTCTTCCTACAGTCCGTAACGTTTTGCGCTCGACAGCAAACCTCATGACTGCACGTGAATCTTATTCCGAAAAACGCCTTGACTTTGTGACATGGGCAAGAGATCAGATTCAGAACGGTGTATATCAGACCGATGAAGAAGTCCGTGAGATCGAAGACCTTGTTACCGGTGAAACCGTTCGTAAGAAGGTAAAGATCATTCGTGAAGTTGAAGGGGTTCCACAACACCAGAAGAATCCTCTTGAAGGAACGGGCATTCAGTTGGCAAACTTTGAAATCAAAGAGTTCCGTTATGAAAAGAAAGTTCAGGAACAGATTTCAACCCAACAGAAGGCACGTATGGCTGTTGAAACCGCCAAAGCAAAAGCTGAAGAAGCAAAACAAGATGAGTTGAAAGCGGTTGCTGAAGGTAAGAAAAACGTAGCAATTGCGAAGTACGAAAAAGAGCAGGAAAAGATCAAGGCTGTTGTCGATGCTCAGAAAGAAAAAGAAGTTGCAGAGCTTCAGGCTTCTAAACGTCTTGAGGTTGCACGTCTTGACAAGAAGGCCGCAGCAGAGCAGAAGCAAGCAAACATCCTTGAAGGTGAAGGTCTTGCCACAAAGAAACGTTTGATCATCGAAGCTGACGGTGCGTTGGCACAGAAGTTGGAAGCGTGGGTAACGGTAAATGAACGCTACGCACAGGCAATTGAGAACTACAAAGGCAATTGGGTTCCCACAGTTAGCATGGGTGGAAAAGAAGCCGGTGGTTCCCAGAACGCAGCACAGCAGTTGATTGATATGTTGGCAGTAAAGACAGCGAAAGACCTTGCTCTTGACCTTGAAATCAAGAAGTAAGACCCGCTAGGGAGCATAGTTGGATTGGGGGAGTGGCTTGTATAGGTCTCGGCTTGTATAGGTCACTCCTTTTCACAAAGGAGAAAACGATGAGTAGTAATAACACACGAAGCGGTGGAATCGGCTTTGCAGGATTGCTGACGATCCTTTTTATAGGATTGAAACTGACCGGATACATAACTTGGTCATGGTGGTG